AATTAAGGATGCAAATACTTTTGTTATCTCACATAAAGAAGGAATGCGAGATAAGTTTGCTGAAGTTTTAAAATTTGAAAAAATTAAAGGATTTAGTAAGGTATCATCATGAAGGTTTTAGTCACTGGACATAGAGGATTTATTGGAAGAAATGTATTCGCTGATTGGCAAACCACCCACAATCATTTGGTTGTGGGAATGGATTTTCCGTATGATATTGATAATTTTGTTGGTGATGATTATGATTTGATTATTCATTTGGCAGCATTTGCAAATATCAGAGAAAGTCTAGAGAATCCTCAAAAGTTTTATGAGAATAATGTAGTAAAGTCTAAAAAGATATTCGACTGGTGTAGAGAGACAAATACTAGACTTTTATATGCTTCCTCTAGTGCTGTAGAGGAAGATTATTGGGAGAATCCTTATGCTATGACAAAGTGGATTAATGAACAAATGGCACCACCCAACTCTGTTGGGATGAGATTTACCACTGTTTATGGTCCAGACAGTCGTCCAGATATGATGTATAGGATGCTTGAAGATAAAACTGCAACCTACGTAACCAATCATAAAAGAGATTGGATTCATGTTAATGATGTGTGTCGAGCAATTCGTTATCTTGCTAGTAGTGAAATCTGTGGACCAGTTCCTGTTGGATCTGGTAAATCTGTCTATGTTAAAGATCTTGCAGAGAAGATGGGGATGGGTCACTTGCCAGTTAAAGAACTGACCCCAGGTGAAAGACAAGATAATGTGGCAGATACTATAATCCTAACTAGTATTGGATGGTTCCCAACCATTAACGTTCTGGACACGATCAATGAACACCCCAAATTGGCAACATCATAGTAAAAAAGAACAAAAGCGGAAACTTAAACCGCAAGCACTTCGACAAGCAAAGGCACGACTGAGCCACTTCAAAAAGCAGCACATGACCTCCCCCAAAAAGGGAGGTTCTTCTGTAGTATACGTTCACACGATTCAAATCAAATGACTGTCCGCCACGAAATCAAGTCTCAACTCGCTAAACTGCTTGCTACCGAAGACCTTGTGGTTGAGCACAAGAAGGTAGAGACTGCTTGCTTTAATGTCCACACTCGTGTCCTTACTCTTCCTATGTGGGAGAAGGCAAGCAACACTGTGTACGACCTTCTGGTTGGTCACGAGGTCGGTCACGCTCTCTATACCCCCGATGAGGATTGGTTGAAGGAGCACAAGATTCCCCCGCAGTTTGTGAATGTGGTGGAAGATGCTCGTATTGAGAAACTGATGAAGCGTCGTTATGCTGGTCTTGCCAAGACCTTCTACAACGGTTATAAGGAACTTGCTGATGATGATTTCTTCCAACTTAATGACGACAATCTGGAAACCTATAATCTTGCTGACCGCGCAAATCTGTGGTTCAAGATTGGTAACTATGTGGACATTCCTGTTGAGCGTGGCGAAGAGACTGAAATCATCAACTTGATTGCGGATACCGAGACCTTTGCTGATGTTCTGATTGCAGCAGAAGCACTTTATAAGTATTGCAAGCAAAAGCAGCAAGAAGAAACCAAGACTCAAATTGACAGTCTTGAATCTCAATCTTCTGGTGCAAGTCAACAACCTGCCTCTGACTTCTCTGATCAGCAGGAAGGTGAGAATAATCAAGAACAGCAAGATACTTCTGAATCTCCTGCATCTAGTGAAACTAAGCAAGAGAAGCAACCTAAGAATTCTCCTCAGGGTGGTGAAGAATTTGAACCTGAAGTGAAGACGATGGATAATCTTGAGGAAGCTCTTAAGGAACTTGTAGAAAATTCGTCATTTGAAAATATTTACTTGGAACTACCTGAGTTGGATCTTGACCGAATTATTGTTCCTAATTCTGAGATTCATTCAAAATGTAATGATACTTGGAAAGAATTAATTGAAGATGTTAATCTTCGTGGGAATTCTGTTTTTGGTGAAGTTGATAAACGATATCAAGAATTTAAAAAGTCTGCTCAAAAAGAAGTTACTTATCTTGTCAAAGAATTTGAATGTCGTAAAGCAGCAGATTCTTATTCTAGGTCTTCAGTCGCTCGCACTGGTGTTCTAGACTGTTCTAAACTTCATACATATAAGTATAATGAAGATCTTTTTAGAAAAGTAACCACTCTTGCTGAGGGTAAAAATCATGGATTGGTTTTTATTCTGGATTGGTCTGGTTCAATGTCCGATGTAATGGTAGATACTATTAAGCAGTTGTTTAACTTGATCTGGTTCTGTAAAAAGGTTGCAATTCCTTTTGAGGTCTATGCGTTCACCACTGATTATCCTTTGGTCAAATATGAACCAGACGGGAAAGCAAATCTTCGTATGCTATCTTATAAAAAACGTGATGGTCTCATTCAAGTGGGAGAGTGGTTCTCTTTGATGAATATTCTGACTAGTAAAACAAATACGAAGGTTTTGGAAGAACAAATGAAAAATATCTTCCGAATTGCACATTGTTTTGACCGTCATTTTTATTGTGGATATAGTATTCCTCCTGGTCTCAGTCTCTCTGGAACCCCATTGAATGAATCTTTGATTGCTTTGCATCAGATTCTTCCTAAATTTCAGAAGGAAAATAAACTTCAAAAAGTTCAGTGTGTGGTTCTTACTGATGGGGAGGCTTGTAATATTGTTTATCATCGTGAAGTAAAGCGTCATTGGGAAGACAACTCGTATTTGGGCACTGCTCATATTGGTCCTAATGCTTATCTGCGAGATCGTAAAACAGGTCATACCTATGCTTTTGATGGTAACTATCATATGATTACCGAAGTTCTACTTCAAAATCTTAGAGACAAGTTTTCTAACATTAATTTTATTGGTATTCGTATTCTTGAACCGAGGGATGCTGGAAACTTTATCCGTCGTTACTATGGTTGGTATGGTGATGAGTTGGATAAGATGATGAGCGTTTGGAAAAAAGAAAAAGCATTTACGATCAAGAGATCTGGATATCATTCATATTTTGGTCTCTCTGCTACTGCTCTTGCACAAGGATCTGAATTTTCCATTGAAGGGGATGCAACCAAATCTCAAATTAAAAGTGCTTTTGTTAAAAGTCTTAAAACTAAAAAAATGAATAAAAAAATTCTTAATGAGTTCATTGATCTGGTAGCCAAATGAATTTAAAACATGTAGTTAAAGAAGAAACCAAAGAAGTATTGGTTGTGTGTGATAGTGCAATCACTGCTATGGGAGTTGGTGCCTGGGTAAAAAAATATTATCCAGGATATACTCCTAAAATAATTTCTAAACAAACTTTTGAAGGACTGGGACAATCCTAGAACCGTCTACTGACAACTCTTCTTTGTCCAAAGTCCTTGTATAATTACTTTGTTGAAACAAACCACCTAACTAAATTATGCCTCGCAAACTTGCTTTGAAAGACGAACAACTGATTGCTTCCATTCAAGAACTTTATGGTTCTGAAATTACTTCTGGTGATCTTAGGGGTTTTTGTGCTTCTCGCGGTTTGAATTATCAGACTGTGACTCGTCGCCTTGAACAATATAAGTCTGCTCGTGGTCGCTGGAATCTTGAAGTGACTCAGGAGCGAGTTGAAGAGATTGAGCGCACCTTCCAATCACCTGCTGCTCTTCCTGCTATCGAACAAAATCTTATTCCCGACAAAGATGATACCTTCGTCCAGTTTGGTAATTTTAAAGATGTTAAGCGTATTATTCAATCCAATCTTTTTTATCCGACGTTTATTACGGGTTTGTCGGGTAACGGTAAAACGTTCAGTGTGGAGCAAGCTTGTGCTCAACTCAAGCGTGAACTCATTCGGGTAAACATTACGATTGAAACTGATGAAGATGACCTTATTGGCGGTTTCCGTCTTGTTGATGGTGCCACTGTTTGGCACAACGGTCCAGTTATTGAAGCCCTTGAGCGAGGAGCGATCCTGCTACTTGACGAGGTTGACCTTGCCTCCAACAAAATCCTTTGTCTACAATCCGTGCTAGAAGGTAAGGGTGTGTTCCTGAAAAAGATCGGTCGTTTCGTAAAACCTGCTGCTGGTTTCAACGTGATTGCCACTGCTAACACCAAAGGTAAGGGTTCTGATGATGGTCGCTTCATCGGCACCAATGTGCTCAACGAAGCATTCCTTGAACGCTTCCCTGTGACCTTTGAGCAGTCCTATCCTGCTCCTGCTACTGAGCAAAAGATTCTGGAAGGTATTGCTCTGGACCTTGGTGTGGAAGACCGTGACTTCTGCAAGCGTCTGGTGGACTGGGCGGATATTATCCGCAAGACCTTTTACGATGGTGGTATTGATGAAATCATCAGCACCCGTCGCCTGGTTCATATCATCCGCGCCTATAGCATCTTCCAAGACAAGGCAAAGGCAATCCAAGTGTGTGTTAATCGTTTTGACGATGAAACCAAACAGTCCTTCCTGGAACTGTATGACAAGGTTGATGCTGACTTCAAGATGCCTACGGGGGTATCAAATGAAGTTCTTCCTAATATTGACGAACCCAGTCCTTTCTGATATAATTGGGGGAGGTCAATATGCCTCCCTTTTGTACTTTAGTATGAATTAAAAAATGTCTAAAACTTATGATGAAGGACTTCTTGATTTGTCCTCTTTTGCGACTGCAGTAAATCAAGACTTTTGGGAAGAAGATGGAATTAGTTTGGTTGGTAATCCATTTGCATCTCCAGGTTCTTCTGATACAATTAACTTCTCTACTTCTTATGTTGGTAGTAGAGTTCAGGGTGGTTCTTACGATGACAAAGTTGAATTTAAATTGACAATGGACAACACGAACGGATTCTGGAAGTATGAGGAAGATAAGACTCTGAAAGAGGTAGAGCAGTATCTCTCTAGCACCTATCATTCTCATTACACTTCCGAAACATCTAAAACCCAAACTCTTGATTTGATTGAGAGTATTGGAGATGCAGAAGCATTCACTCGTTCCAATGCTATCAAGTATCTCTCTCGTTTTGGTAAGAAAAATGGTAAGTCAAAGCAAGACATTCTAAAGGCAATTCACTATTGCGTTCTTCTTTATCACTTTGCTGGTCTTCATAATGAAAATAAGGGAACCTATGAAACTTTCTGATAAAACTCTCAATCTTCTTAAGAACTTTTCTAACATTAATCAATCTATCCTTTTTAAAAAAGGTAGAAAACTTCGTACCATCAGTGTTATGAAGAACATTCTTGCTGAAGCGGATATTACCGAAGAGATTCCTAAAGACTTTGGAATCTATGATCTCAACCAATTCTTGAATGGACTAGATCTTCATAAAGATCCTGCTCTTGATTTTGCTAATGACAGTTATGTTGTGATTCGTGAAGGTAAAACTCGATCCAATTACTTCTTTGCTGATCCGAATGTAATCATTACTCCTCCAGAAAAAGAACTTATTCTTCCTTCTGAAGATGTATCATTTAGTATTACTTCTGATCAACTGACTCGTCTTATCAAAGCTGCAAATATCTTCCAACTTCCAGACTTGTCCGTTATTGGTGAAGCAGGTGTTGTAAAGATTGTAGTTCGTGACAAAAAGAACGATACCTCTAATGACTTTCAAGTTATTGTTGGTGAGACTGAACTTAACTTCTGCTTTAACTTTAAGGTAGAAAACATTAAGATCATTCCTGGAAACTATCAGGTCAGTATCTCAAGTAAACTTTTGTCACGCTTTGACAGTAAAGACTATGACCTGAAGTATTATATTGCTCTGGAACCTGATTCAACATTCAAATGAACATTTTTGTAACCTCTCCTTGGCCTGCTGAAAGTGCTGTCTGTCTTCCTGACAAACACATTGTCAAAATGCCATTAGAGTGCTGTCAGATGCTCTCTATCGTGGCATCTGACAAATGGGGACATGGATACGGAACTCTTCCAAAGTCTGATGGAACGCCATATAAGACAGAGAAAGGAGCATTCCGCAATCATCCATGCACCAAATGGGCAATGGAAACGATCCATAATGCCTATTGGTTAATCAAGTGGGGTCTTAACTTGTCAGATGAGTATGCCCTTCGTTACAATAAGATTCACTCTTGCTATAAAACACTTGTGGATGCTTATTATCTCTTTCCTAAGGGGAAGGTTACTGAAGTAACATCGTTTGCGAGAGCAATGCCAGATGAGTATAAACTTGACACAAGCATTGACACTTTTACTGCTTACAAGATGTATATCGCATCCAAACCTTGGGTTGCATCTAATTATCTTCGTATGCCAGAACGAAAACCTGAATGGGTATAATCATGTCAAGTACTGATAAATTTATTCACCCACAATATCCAAGACTTAGTTGGTTAAGAATTGTTGGTAATTCTTTTTTTATTTTCGGATATGCAGTAATTCTATTTAATAGTGTTCAATTTGGAATTTATTTTCGATTATTTGGTAATCTTTTGTCTTTCCCCTATTTTTATCGAGTAAGAATGTGGGATATGATGACTATTCGCAGTTTTTTTGCTATTATTGAATTGGTTAAGTTAATTCAGATTTTGTTTTTTTAATTATGAGTCGTGATGAATTTTTGTGGGTTGAGAAGTATCGACCCAAAACAATTGAAGATTGTATTCTCCCAGAGGGAATTAAAAAAACATTTAAAGATTTTCTAAATAAAGGTGAAGTGCCTAATTTACTTCTTGCTGGACCTGCTGGATGCGGCAAGACAACAGTAGCAAAAGCACTCTGTAATGAACTTGGGGTAGATGTTTATGTCATCAATGGATCCGATGAGGGTAGATTCCTCGATACTGTCCGAAACAATGCGAAGAACTTCGCTTCGACCGTCTCACTTTCGTCAACTGCTAAACACAAAGTCATCCTCATTGATGAGGCAGATAACACAACCAACGATGTACAACTCCTCCTACGGGCGTCTATTGAGGAATTTGCTAACAACTGCCGATTCATCTTCACCTGTAACTACAAAAACAAAATCATCGAACCCCTCCACTCACGATGTGCCGTTGTGGAGTTTGGAATCAAGTCAAAAGAAAAACCAAAACTTGCTGCGTCATTTTTTACAAGACTTCAAGATATTCTTCAAAAAGAATCTATCCAATATGATCAAAAAGTATTGATTGAATTGGTTAATAAACACTTCCCAGATTGGAGGAGAGTTCTTAATGAGTGCCAACGCTACGCTGTTGGTGGAAAGATTGACACAGGAATTCTTGCATCATTCTCTGATACTAATGTCAATGAACTTATTAAAAATCTCAAAACTAAAAACTTTACTGAAGTCCGAAAGTGGGTGGTCGGGAACTTGGACAACGATGCTAGTAGTTTACTTCGCAGGGTTTATGACACCGCTATTGATGATCTTTCACCAGCATCTATCCCTGCTGCCGTTCTTGTTATTGCTAAGTATCAATACCAATGTGCGTTCGTGGCTGACCAAGAAATAAATCTCCTTGCAGCATTGACTGAACTTATGGTGGAGTGTGAATTCAAATGAAAAACAAACATAATCAAGTAAAATCTAAATGGTATTATATTTTTTGGGGATCAATGGCAGTTGCCGTTGTTACTGGTCAGGTGTATATTGGTCTAGGTTATAAAGAAATGGCAAATGCCTTTAAATCAATTCAAATTCATGTAGGATGTTCACAATGAATGTAAAACTTATTAGACTGAATAGCGGTGAAGATGTTATCGCTGATTTGATTAGTCAATCTGATGAAGACCTTGTTATCTCAAATCCAATCGTTGCTGTTCCTTCTGGTAGGGGTGAACTGGGATTTGCACCATGGTCGCCTCTTCTCAGTAAAGATGTAAAAGAGATTACGATTAATAGGCATTACATCGTTTACATTTCTGAGACTCAAGATCAAATTGTTGAACAATACAATCAAATCTTTAGTCCTATTATCACACCTAACAAACAACTGTCCCTTTGATTTTTTTTATTTTATTATGAGTATTGATTTTTCTCGCGTTAATTTTGAAAGATTTTTTGGATGGGTAAATGCATCCAATACAAAACAAATGAAAAGTTCCTCCTTTAGGGGACTTCGCGCCCACTATACTGAGAAATCTTTTTGTAAGTGGTCTGATGATCAATTGACCCATGTGGGAC